TCTAATTTCTTGCTCCGTTTTTTCTTTTTGTTTTTTAGAGCGTTCTTCCTCTTTAGGTGTTTTTGGTTTGGTATCTTTAGGAAGGTAAGGATCAATATACTTGTCAATAATATCGTCTAAATTTTGTGAATCAGATAATTTCTTATCTTTTGTAGTTGCTACAAAATTATTACCAAACAAATTAAGATAAGGGATAAAGTTTTTAGTTACATTAGCCCATGTTTGCATAACGATAAAAGGCATTAAACTTCTATCTTCACCTTTAGAGCGTTCAAATCGGTCTTCATTTTTGCGCAGTGATTTCTCTAATGAAGAATAAACATAAACCATGAACACATCATAACCGGCATTTTCGAGATCAGATTTTAATCCCTCAGTTTTCTTATATGAAGCGGCAGTGCCGTCAATTACAATATCTTCGCGTTTTTTGATTTCCTGGGATAGAGCTGTTTGATAAGTTTTAGAAGCATCGGACATTGCTCTGCCTGCTTTACTTCTTGCATCCGCATCTGCTTTTTTAAGATCTAAAGATACACCTAAATCTTTAAGGTTTTTAATAAAGTAATCATCAATATTCATTACCTTTAAACCTAAACCAGAGATAATGTCCCCTACAATTGAGGATTTACCAGCGCCCGGAGCACCAGCCAAAATTACAGCTTTAGGATTATCAGGACCCTCTAAAAGTAGTTGTATTAAAGAAATCATCAAACGCGCGTTTTGTAATAAATATTACAGCTTTCTTTTTACTTGCGTTTTAAATTCAGTAAATATTGGTTTGTGAGTTGGATTTTCTAAATCGAACAACTTTTTAACTGTTTTAAAAATATCAAGGTTTTCTTCTTGGGTACGATCTGATTCAATCATCTCCCATCCTTTACCTTGCATTTTACCAGTTGCACCTTTACGTTTGTTAGATTTTAACCAAAGCAAACCAAATCGATCAGCTTTTTTGCCATAACACTCCTCATACATTTTACCATAAACCGCAGCTTGTAGTTCGTAAGTAGTATGAATATTATTAGATGTTTTAAAATCAACAACCCAAAGTTCACCATCAATTTCACAGATTATATCACAAGTACCTGCTACTTTAAGCTCATCTGAAAATAGGTGTACTTCAGTTTCGATTAGTGTAGGATTGTATTCTTCCCACCACTCAACAAAACGTAAAAACATTTGCCATACATCTGGATGGTAAAGAGGACGACCATGGGGTCCTAGGAAGTTTAGTTCTTCTCCGTTTAAAAATGCTTCAATCATCTCGTGAACCGCTGTACCTTCTTCACCTGCTTTTTTGACAATATAATCTGCAGAATAACCTACTTTTTTAAGCCAGTCTTCGAAAAATTTTCCTTTAGGATAAACCCCTAAAACATAAGTTACTGAGGGGTAATAGGCACCATTACGTCTGTAATAGCGTGAATCTGGCATTGTGATTTGTTTCGCATCTTCCGAAATCTCTAAAATCCTATCGTAGGACTTTTTGATGTTTCTTTTACTCATAAAAATAGTCTTTTTTCTAAGAGCCCTGAAAAAGTTAGGGGGTATGTCTCTTGGATTAATTTAGTGAAATTTTCAAAACCCATTTCACCCGGGTCTTTATCTTGCATATCTACCAAATACACTTCTTTACCTTCGTTTAGTAATTGCTCACAGAACGTTAGTGCTTGTTTTTGAGCGTCTTTATCCAACGCAATATAAATCTTCTCGACACTCGATGTGACGATTTTTTTCATTAATTTAGACTGTATATTTTTGCCTAACAACGGTATAACGTTGCGCTTTATGGCCAACGCATCGAATGGTCCTTCGCACAATATAAGAGGTATATTCCAGTTTATAAACAATTCAAATGGAATAATATCTCTTGATACAGATGGATTTCTATATTTTACGTAAGGATCCTTTTCAAATGAACGACCTGTAAAATAGTTTAATTGACCATTTGCATCGTAAGAAGGAATGATAACCATTTTAGCATAGCGGCCTGATGAGCAGTATCCAATATTATATTTTATAATATCGTCTTCTGTTAGGCCTCTATTTTTAAGGTAAGCAAGTGCTTGTCTACCTTCAACATCTACTGGTTTTAGATTTTCGAATGTTTCAAATTCTTTAGGAAGTTGGACCTGTTCTTGAACTTGAACCTCAGTTTCGGGACCAACATATTTTACAATGACTCTTAATTCAGCCATTTTATCATCAGATGCTCCGGCTTGTTTAAATACTTGGTATAACTTTTTACCTTTCTTATCACATACCCAACAATGCCATGGATTATCTCCGTTTTTATTTTCTGTAAAATTAATTTCTAGTTTTGGTTTATGGTGATTGCAATAAGGGCAATTATAAGCCTTATTGCCTCGGGCAGTTGATTTGCCTGTTCCTAGCACTGAATTAGTCAGTGCGACTAGAGATTGATTTACCATAACCGTTAATGTAATACCCTAATCTTGGGTATCAAAGTCTTTGGTAAAAAACTTTCCGAGAATGTTATCATTAAAAAATTCATCAGATTTTTCTAAAACTTGATAAATAAACAAATGTTTAGTTTCTTGGTAAGTTAACAATTTTTTTGTGGGAGCACAAACTAATATTTCACGTTTAAAATTTTCTTTAGATTCTGTCTCTAACAGTTCTTTTAGATGTTTATTTGAACCCCAATACGTCTGCCAGTTTGATTCTTTAACTGCGAGTTTATACGCTGGTTTACGGCCTACTACATTTGTGTATTCGGCTAGTTCTTTTTTAGTAAGTTTTACTTTAGTTGTATTTTGAAGTATTTTTTTACCAATGTAAGTTTTGCCTGTGGGAATATGAACTATTCTATAGACAAATCCGTAGGTTTGAGAGGGGAAGTCAGAAATTCCCTTAACTTCTTCATTTTTATATGTCCACATTTTCTTATCGGTCTAAGTTAATCAATATTGTTGTATCGGTTGTAGGCGATACAGGTAATGGTTGAGATAACTTAGCTACAGCCAACAACTCTTGATTGTCATTATACAACCCTACAGTAGTAACGTAAGGACTAAAATACGAGGCCGTAGCAAAATTCTCCAAATATTGACCCGGAGTATAGAATGTACCAATTGAGCTTGAGATAGCCACGCTACCTGAAGAAATTGATGGATTAAGCGTAAAATTGAACTCGTTTTCCCTCATTGTACACTTATACTGTGTTTCGTAGATAGTATAAGATGATGAGAAAGAACAAGTTACATTTGATGATGTTATAAAATTAGTTACGAATGTTAGATCCCCAATACCATATTCTGCGGTTCCATAAACACCAGTTCCGTATACATCACCAACACCAGCAGTATCATCTATAATTACTGCTATACCATGTTGATAAAATATATTACCACAAATTTGATTTGAAGCTGAGAGGATTAGGTTTCCTTCTCCATCATCAAAAATAGAACCACTTTCAGCAGTAATAGTAAATGAATTAGGTAAGATGTATTCACCAAATAACCTACCAGGGATTGAGATTACCCCAACTACAGAATCTGAGGCTGTAGGGAAATATTTTTGGTATGTTAAAGATGTTTGGGGGTAGTTAAAGTATTTACCCGTTGATTGGTTGCTTCCAACTAATCTGTCTCCTTCGGTATCAGCTCCAGGTACTAAACTTCCTGTGGTTACATTGTCACCATAGCTAGAAGAAAGATAATTTGAGTAATAAAGTTCCTTTACAGAATCGTAGACTAATCTTTGATATTGAGTTGATACCTGTCCTGTAGTAGGATCCGTATTAGGATCAAACAAACTAGAAGTGTTTAACCCTAAAAATCTATCAATAGAGACATTAGAACCTGTTAGAGCGGCAGCCCCTTCGAAGTTAAACGCTTTGCTAACTTCAAAAGGGGTTACAATTATATCAGACGTTAAAAATTGCTTGTATGCGCTCATTCATTTTAGAAATCTAATTTAACTCTAACGAGAGCTTCTTTTGTAAAATCTTTTAATAATGGTCTTGATAATTTAGCTACAGCTAACAATTCATTTGTATCATTATACAAACCTACAGTTGTAATATAAGTCTGTGGAGAGTTAATGAAGCTAGAATATAATACTTCACCGGTTGAACCTGAGATATATGATGGGTTTTCCGAATAGTTAAATTCTGAGCTTCTTGCTCTTACAAAGATATAATCTGAGGTAATAGTTTCTTCTGAGTTTAATCTAAATGAAGATGAACCACTAATTGCCTGGAATAGAGATCTGTTAGGGGTTACAGTAGGTGCAGCCGAACCAGTAGAGGAACCACTGTATTGGAATCCAATACCACCATTGGTTAAAGAATCCGCTAATGCTAATGGGTTTAAGATAATAGTACCAATATCAGGTAATAACCAACCATAAGAACCAGAGTTTGCTGAGTATCCTTCTGAAGTGTTTCTTGAAGAAATGGTTGCTTTTGTACCTTGTGAACCAGTAATCAATTGGAATACCCTACCGGCTTCGTTAAATTGAACTGATGAAACGTAAGCGCTGTTATCAGTTAATGAAATTGAACCTGATGATCCTGAGATGTTTAGTGTTAAAGATCCTAAAAATAATTTTTCTTTGTATCTTGCTCTATCAACAGAGAGGGCAAAGAATTCAGATGATGTAATGCTTGCAAAAGCAAAATTAGTATTTTCATCTCCGATTACTAAATTTTGATATTGACCAAAAATAGTTGATGTAGGAGATTTTCCATCTACTGAAGTATTGTAAACGGCACTACCACTACCATTTGAGTTACCATAAGCAAGAGCAAATTGAACAGCAGCGTTTGCATCGTTTGATTCAGTTTGATATACATTTAAGTAATAGTCCCCAGAAGAACCAGCTTCTTGAGTTGAGGAGGTATAAAAAGATGTTAATGTAGGTGTACCTCCAGACCACAATGTAGCTGAAATGGAATCAGCTGATACTACAAAATCGTCGGCTTCTAATCTTTTAAAGGACATAATCTATGTTTTAGGATACTCTGTTCAAGGTTAATGGAACTGTTGATCTAGCACCACTATCTCTACCTTCAATAGTTAAAGTAGCGTATAAAGCTGTGTTAGTTCCAAATAATGTGTTTACTGTGGTACCTCTCATGTTTAATGAAGTACCAATTACTGTTCTAGATACATTAGTACCTAAAGTAGTTGTTTGATTAAGTGCTTGGGCTTGTTCAGTATTAATACCTACTCCTTCAAATGAAGACATTAATCTAACATCGGAAATAGTGAATGAATAACCACTTGCTTCGTAAGTATTGCCTCCTAAATAATTCAATGTTTGAGGCGTAATTACTTTAGACTCACCTTGTTTGATTGAGATACTTGGGTCAACGGCAAGAATAGGTAATTTAGCAGTACCACGAGGTAATGTTACTAATTTGTATTTCATTGCTTGAGTTTCCTGAGGGAAAGCTTCTAGCAAAGGCATATTTTGGAGGGCTTCTCCATAATAAGCTGAACCCGAAGGGTGGTTTGGATTATATAAAGTATAATCAATTTCATCATCAGCTAAAGAGAACTGGGTAATTTTAAATGTTCCATCACCTCTAGCTAACAATTCTCTACCTTTTGTAGTTAAGATAGCATCTACTGTTACTACTGAATTGTTTAAGTATCCCATTTTGTATTAAATGTTTTATTATAAATATGTATATTTTTTAGCTTTGTAGTTCTTTAACTATTTCTTCAAGTGAAGATGATAAAATAGATGTAATATATTTAGGTTTTAATACACCTGCACTACTAGCTCCAGCAGGTTTATTTACTTCTAAAATCACATAAGAAGGATCATCAATATATCTTCTTACTAAGAAATAATCTGTATTAGTTCCTGAAGGTATTGTTCCGTCTAGTTCAATAACTGTTCTACCAGTACTATCTGAACCGGTCCCTGTTATACCATAGGCTAGGGTTTCAGTTCCTTCAAATCTAATTTCATCTCCGACTTGTACAATAAAAGGTAAAGTAATTGGATTAAACCCACTTCGAGTAATATTCTTTTGAGTTTGTCCAACATAATTGTTTAATCCTATTACAGGAGTATTTGATGCTGTTAGTTGAGTCCCCCCAGATCCAGTTAACCAGAAATCTGAACTTCCTCCGGTTCCTGCTAAAGGACTTTGAGAAACTCTAAAGTATGAAGCCGCATTTGTTTGAATAATATAATCAAGATCCTTGTAAATACTTGAAAAAGTGGTTGCTGCTACTCTATAAAGAGAAGAAGTAGTTGCAGAGTTTTCTGTATAGTATATGTTACCTCCACGGGTTGAAGAATGGTTAAATTGTTGTGTTGCTACATTATTCCAATTAGATCCACCATCTGTTGATTTTTGGATAGCATAAGTAACAGTTACTGGGAGTTGTAAA